ACTAGCTTGACCACACTTGGTACAGTCTCGACGGGTACGTGGAATGCCAGCACGATTGCTGTGGCTTACGGCGGTACGGGGGCTACCAGCTTTACATCCGGTGCACTACTTAAGGGTGCCGGCACTTCGGCGATCACGACTGCCACGGCGGGTACAGATTACCTCGATCCGAACAGCACGATTGACTGCGGTACGTTCTAAAATCTTTCCCGGCTATATAGCCTGAAATAAAGGGGAAGCCATATGGCTAATACGCTTAAGATCAAGCGGTCAGCGGTTGCATCGAAGGTGCCGCTGACTACAGACTTGCAGCTCGGCGAGCTGGCGATCAATACATACGACGGCAAGTTGTTTCTTAAAAAAGACAACGGTACGGAGTCTATTGTTGAGATCGGTGCAGGCGGTGGCGGCGGATCTTCTGTAACAGTTTCGGATACTGCTCCGGCTTCTCCAAGCGAAGGCGATCTTTGGTGGCGTTCGTCAGAAGGTCAGCTTTACGTTTATTATAACGACGGCAACACAAGCCAGTGGGTTATCGCAAACGCCTTCACGGGTAACGGGGCGTATCTTCCTTTGACAGGGGGCAGCGTCACAGGCGATTTGAGTGTTTCAGGCACCCTTCAATTCAACTCGGGATACGGTTCTGCGGCCACAGCGTACGGTTGCCGAGCCTGGGTTAATTTTAATGGTACTGGTACGGTCGCTATTCGCGCATCCGGCAACGTCACAAGTATTACGGATAACGGCACAGGGACGTACACTGTCAATTTTACAAATGCGCTACCGGACGCAAACTACGCTGTAAGCGCTGGCTGCAAGAACTCGACAAACGTGGACCATAACTATTACGCTGTTGTAAATAGAAACACCGCTCAAACAACAACATCGGTCCGGATTGTTACGATTTATTTTTCGAACCTTGCGGCATTTGACAACGATTTTGTGTTTGTCAGCATATTTCGATAAAAGGGGAGAGCCATGGATAGACGTGTTATATACCCAACATCAGACGGTGGAGTGGCCATTATTGTTCCGGCTCCGGAGTGCAAGCTGTCTATTGAAGAAATCGCCCGCAAAGATGTGCCTGCGGGAACACCGTATAAGATTGTTGATGCTACCGATATTCCATCGGATCGCACATTTCGTAGTGCGTGGGAAGCTGATATAAGTACCCCCGACGGCCAAGGTATAGGCCAAGACGCGTGGTTTGCTGAGCAGGCCCCTCAAGGAGGCACAAAATGATTATAGTCAATCTCGATAAGGCTAAGACTATTGCCCATGAAAAACGTCGAACAGCTCGGGCAGAAGAATTTAAACCGCTCGACGAGGTAATCATGAAACAGATCCCCGGCAATAACGCTGTCCAGGTTGAGGCTGCTCGTCAGGCTATTCGCGATAAGTACACTGAGATGCAGAATGCTATGGATGCCGCCGAATCTGTTGATGAGCTAAAAGCGCTTTTGCCGTAAAGGAATAAAACATGGCCATCGATTTTCCAGCATCCCCTACTAACGGTCAAACGTTTCAGTCCGGCAACAATGTTTGGACATACGACGGCACTGTTTGGAAGAGCAGTTATGTCCCTTCGCCGTCTAGTCTAACACTCAACTACAAGTATGCTGATCTTTCAAAGGTTGTTCCGACACGATACAGCGTTATGCTGCCGATGCCGGATAATTCTTGGTTGAGGCTATACGAACCTGCCTATGGTGATGGCGGTATTGTTAGAATGAAAGTGTTTCATTCTATGCGCTATACAAGCGATTTGCTTGCCATCAACAGAGACGTAAATTACGGAACGATTGTCAAAATTGTTTCAAAGCGTGTGATTGAGCAGAACATCGTTATTACAGACACCGCTTCTGCCGGCGGTACGCAGTATCCACGGACGAACGAGGCGTTTGAATCAAATCGCCAAGCGAACTTTGTTGCGCTTACAAGTGAAGGCTATGTTCTTGGACCGTTAGCCGCAAAGGGAAATAGCGCAGCCAATACAACAGACTACGGCATTGAGTTCCGAAAGCCGTTTGACACCACTAATGTCAACAACGCATCTAATAAAGTAAAAGACATTGTGACTAACGATAGCCACAATCCTGATATTATCCACCCCGCTGCCGGTGATACGTGGGCAATCATTGACCAGAACGATGCGCTCTGGATGATGGGTGAAAATGGCTATGGCGCACTAGGGATTGGCTCAACAGTAGACAGTGGTGGTATTCCGGTTCGAGCACGAACAGGTGTATCAACGAACCTACGCGCCATATCACAAGTGTGGATTGTTGGTTACACGGTCCTTGCTCTTGCAACTGACGGCACTTGGTGGGCGGCTGGCTATGGCGTCTACGGTCAAACAGGTGGTGGGCGCACTAGTAACCAAACTTACTTCGTTCAAGTAACGGAGCTGCCAGACCCATCTACAAAAAGTGGCGTCAAAAAGGTTCTCTCCTCCGGCGGGGACGAAAGTAACAACATCGTTATTCTGTTCAACAATGGTGAATTGTGGGGCGCTGGACGTAACAACACAGGCGCTCTTGGACGTGGCACCACAACTGTGGTGAGCACGTATGTTTTGTTGACTGCTGATACTGTCTCCAATGTTTGGGTAACAGCAGATGATGGCGCCAACACGATTGATGACGTGTTTTACATCACAAGTGCGGGGGTTTTAAAAGCAGCAGGATATAATGCGGCTAACAACCTTCTTGATGGTACGACAACACAACGCACGTCGTTTGTGACATGCAACAACACAACGGGTGCAACTGTTGTCGATATGTGGTCGATTTACGCTACTGACGCTTACGACCGCTTTTTCCATTTTGCTTGGATGAGTGATGGAAAACTCTATTCGTGGGGTTATGGATCAAGTACTTTCAATGCTGTGCATGGGCGTTCTGGTACTGCAATACAAACATCTCTGACTGAAGTACAGAGATTCTGGAAAGCAGGGGCGTCGGTTGTGAAGATGATCCACTCAGATTCCGGCTCTTTTCCCGGTGTTTATGCGTTCACGTCAGATGGTGAGATATATCTTGCTAACACTGGTTCGTATGGCTTCTTGCCTATCGTGTTGGAGGTGTAAATATGAGCGAGCAAGAATACATCCCGATGGCTCGTCGCCGCAAAATCGAAGAGGCAACAATGCGGTTGAGGCTAGAGAGAAACAGACGCCTAGCTGAAAGCGACATATACATTGTCGCAGACCGTTGGGAGCTATATTCCAACGATCAAAAACAAGCCTGGGCAGATTATCGTCAAGCTTTGCGTGATCTGCCTACCACCACAGCAGATGTAAGCAACCCAATCTGGCCTAGCAAACCAGCATAAGTATTTCCAGTGGAGGACAACATGGAACCGACTATTAAGCTTGAGCTAACAGTAAATGAAGTTAACGCTATCCTTGCGGGGCTGGCGGAGCTGCCTTTCAAAGCATCTTCTGATATAATCCAGAAGATTCGCGCTGCTGCACTGCCTCAGCTCGTAGCGCAGTCAGAAGCAAACAAGAAGGAAGAGTGACATGGCTTTCGGGATTGGAGAAGCGGTTGCCGCTGGTTTAAAGGTCATCGATAAATTCATTCCCGACCCACTCGAGAAGATAAAGGCTGAGGCCGCCTTGAGAGATTCTCTCTTGGCGGTCGATGCCAAGCAAGCGGAAGTAAACGCTGTTGAGGCAGCTAATCCGAATCTATTCGTTTCCGGGGCTCGCCCGGCCCTCTTGTGGATTTGCGTTGTAGGGTTTGGCTGGCACTATATTCTTTATCCGGCCCTCTACTTCCTTGGATCTGTGTTTCATGTTACAGGCATGCCTGAGACATCAGGTATTGACGGCGGCTTGTTCGAACTGGCTATCGCCCTCGTCGGCCTTGGCGGATTGCGGACCTACGAGAAGATTAAGGGTGTAGCACGGCAATGAAAGATTTAGACGCACGGTCGCTCAAGCGGCTCGAAGGGGTTCACGACGACCTCGTTGAGGTGGTGAAACTTGCCTTTAACAATTCTGAACAGCCGTTCATTGTCACTGAAGGACTGCGCACGGTTGAGCGCCAAAAGCAGTTGGTTGCGGCTGGCGCGTCAAAAACCATGCGGGGCCGCCATCTTACAGGCCATGCCGTTGACCTTGCTGCCTTCATCGACTTTGATGGAGACGGTCAAAAAGACATCGACGAAGCCGTTCGCTGGGATTGGCCGCTATATTACAAGCTGGCAGAAGCTATGCGTCAGGCCGCCGAGGAACTTGAGGTTCCTGTTGAGTGGGGTGGTCATTGGAGACTGCTGAACGGAAACGGTCCTGTCAGAGAAGACGATCTGGCAAAGTGGGCAGATGGCCCACATTTTCAACTCCCATGGAAAGATTACCCACTGTAGGTTGAAAAAGGGGCGCGGATCTGTCAGTATCCATGCCCATGGCGTAGCTCTAGATGGCGGGCGATATGGATATGGCGGCGGAAATAGATCCAGTAAAATATGGCGCACTGGTTAACGCCGTGGAGCAACTCGAGAAAAAAGTCGATAAGCTCGAGTCAAACATAGAAAAGCTAGTAGAATTAGCCAATAAATCTAAGGGCGGGGTATTCACCGCCATGGCAATTACGTCATTTTTGACCGGTGTCGTTTCTTGGGTTGCCGGACACTTCTGGAGATAAATTGTGGCCCGAGCACCCCAGCCCATAGACCCGACACAAGATTCGGTGGTTCTTAGCCAGTTTACAGGATTAAAAAATACTGTCGGCTCCGAGCGCCTTGCTCCCAACGAACTTGAAAAAGCTCTAAATATTGACATTGACGATGTAGGTCAGATTCGCCGTCGCCGCGGTCAGACGCTTGTTTCTTCCGGAAATTTTCACAGCGTCTGGACTGGCCAGCATGCGGTCTATGGCGTCAAAAATGGCGCGCTCGGGATTATCAACCCTAATTATACGTTTGTTCAATTAATGGCCGGTGCAGGTGATGCGCCGATTGCTTACGTCCAACTGGACGATGATGTGTACTTTTCATCTGAGGATGTATCAGGGATTATACGCAAAAATAATACAGTATCGCCGTGGGGCTCTCAAACATCCGAGGGAACTTGGCTTTCTCCGGTTGTAAATCCGACTTCAACGCTCAACCCTACAGGCGGTAAGCTTCTTGGTAAGCCTCCAATGGCTACGTCACTGGCGTACCTTAACGGCCGCATTTACCTCGGGCAAAAGAAACTCGTATGGGTTACAGAGCTATACCTCTACAATTATGTAGATAAAACCAGGAATTTTCTTCCGTTCGAGGCGGATGTTACCGCTCTCGGATCTGTTGCTGACGGTGTATACGTCGGTACGGAAGAAGATGTTTTCTTTTTGTCTGGCCCGCTTTCTGAAATGCGCCGAATGTCGGTTAATGGCGGAATCATTCCGGGCTCGCTCGTCTACATTGACCCAGAAGTTTTGCCGGAAGAGATTGCCGGCGGATCACGCCATGCAGTTATGTTTATGACTAAATCCGGCGCCTGTGTCGGCCTGGATTCTGGAAATGTTCGTAATCTGACTCAAGGGCGGTTCATATTCCCGGACGCTGTGCGTTACGCATCCTTGTTTCGCGAGCAGGATGGTGTTAATCAATATATTGGTGTTGCCGACAGTGCAGGGGCCCCCACTTCATCTGCGCGCGTGGGTGATTACGTAGATGCCGAAATTCGGCGGTTCCAAGGAGCTTAACATGCAGAGCATGGATTATACAAAGACAGAGAGCGGCCTCTTGGTTCCGCACTCTAAAGTACTTGTTGGCGGTGTGTTTCACGGCCAGCTGATTCGTGATGGTAAGGTCATCGACGAGTTCGAAGATCACAACCTTGTTGTTAACGAAGGTCTCAACCACATTCTCAATGTTGAGTTCAACGGAGCGACACAGGTCACCACGTGGTACCTCGGTATTTTCGAAGGTAACTACACACCAGTTTCGTCGGTCACAGCTGCCACGATTGCTTCGGCCTCGACAGAGTGCACGGCTTATGCAGCTGCTACCCGTCCGGAATATACAGAAGCCGCTTCGACAGCGCAGAGCATCACAAACTCGGCCAACCGTGCAAGCTTCGTGTTCAATGCGACTAAGACGGTTTATGGCGCCTTCTTGGTATCCACATCGACAAAGTCCGGCACCTCGGGCGTATTGTTCTCGGCTGCACGTTTTGGTTCCTCGAAGTCGGTTACATCCGGCGACGAGCTTCTTCTGACCTATACGTTCAACGCAGCATCTGCCTAACATTAGGAGGCCCCCCGAAAGGGGGGCTAATTCCCCATGGCTGATCCGTATATCGACAATGTCGTTCTTTTGCTTCACTGCGATGGAACAAACGGTGGAACCACTTTCACCGACAAC